GGGCGAATATGTGATGTATCTGGACTCAACAATTGAATGCGTAAAAAATCCAAATGACTTAATAAAAGACGGCGAAAATATAACGCTATTTCATAACGGCCAAAGGCACATTGATTGGTGCAAGTCTGAGACATATTATGACATGGGCGTTGTTTGCATGCCAGACCAAATGCAAGCAAATGCAGCAATCCAAATTTATAGAAACACACCAGATACCAGAGCATTTGTGCAGGAATATTTTAATCTTTGCTCGCAATTAATGTTAGTCAATGATGAGTTCAATCCAGATTATCAATTGAGCGGTTTTAAAGGCCATAGACACGACCAATCTATTTTGACTAACTTAGCGGTCAAACACAATATTAAATTGAATACATCGCCTTGCCAATGGGGTATGGGCGCAAATGCTTACTTTAACCATCACCGAACAATATGAACATTTACAAAATAATTTTAGCGTTTATCGTGTTGCTTTCTTATAATCGTATTTATAAAAAAGACTGGAAATTCTTTAAAGAATATGGCGGCTCTCGCATTTATTATACTAAAACAATTATCACAATTTTAATTCAGTTGGGTATTTTTTTTATAATCTTTAAGGCATGAAAATTAAAGGCACATTAAAAAAAGACGACAAAGGCCTTTACATGGAAGTTGTTAAAAAAATGTATTTGAATGACTACATTATGAGCGTTGAGCAGGCAGAAAAATTAAATAAAATAATCGGTAAAAAAATAACCATAGAATATGAAAAAGTTAGTCCAGTTAGCGATACAAAATAAGGCCCAACAAAAACCTTTGGAGTTTGAGGAGTTATTGCATGCGCTAAACTCAATGAAGAGTAAAAAGATTGCAGTCGAAATTGGAAGCTATGATGGCGGATGCTTACATGCTTACAAAGGATTGTTTGACAAAGTGATTTCGATTGATATTACTCAACGATCAAACATTGACGGCGTGGACTATTTAATCGGAGACTCTAAGGAATTGAAGTCTGAATTAATCAAAGCACTTGGCAATAGCAATGCAAAGATTGATTTTTTAATGATAGACGGCGACCATACTTATGAGGGCGTTAAAGCAGATTTCGAATTGTATTCTAAGTTTGTGCGTAAAGGCGGAGTGATTGCATTCCATGACATCATTGACACGCCATTGCACCGAGAATTATTCTGTCGAGTGGATAAGTTCTGGAACGAAATTAAAGACGGCAAAGAGCATGACGAATTTATTGAGGGTTCTGACTGGGGCGGAATTGGAATTTTATGGATATAATTATAACTTGCAAAGATAGATTACTGCATTTAAAAAAGTGCATTGCAACTATCAAAGATAAATCAAAGATATTCGTTGTTTGTTACGGCGATGAAATGGCATTTAGATATTGCCAACAGAATGGAATCCGCTCGAGCCTGACGGCCGCAAAAGACTTTCATTTATCAAAGGCCAGAAACTTGGGGGTTGCTGAAACTAACGAGGAATGGATTTTCTTTTGCGATGCGGACACCTTACTTGACCCGACATTTTTTGATAGCTTAGATTTAAAAGACGGCAATTATTACACTGGAGAGCCAGATTGTTCTGGGAATTGCATCGTTAAGCGTTCAGATTTTATGGGATATGATGAAAATATCAAAGGATATGGCGGAGAGGACACCGATTTATATATTTCTTTGACCAGAAATGGAATAAAAAAGAATTTTATTGGATTAATGAGATACATCCCGCATTCGGATTTTGACCGCACTAAGAATTATGGCAATAATAAGAAGTGGGAGCAGCAACGCAAAAACATTATTTATTTAATGTCAAAACATCCGCATGAATTTATATTTCCGCAATACGTTCCAAACGAAATGAAAACACTTTTTGTATGATATACAACGCTTTTATAATTAGTTTACTATGTTTTGGCTTTTATAGGTCAACCAGACATGGTAATATTTTATATTTTATCCAAAGATTTGCAGATAAATTGCCAAAGATAATAGGAAAGCCGATTTGTTTGTGTTTAACCTGCATGTCTTCATTGCACACATTGTTCTGGCATCCATTTTTATTTGGTTTGAATGCTGACATTATACCGACCATTTTAATTGTGGCCTCGTTTAATTACTTTATTGATTTAATCGTTTCAAATTATGAATAAACTTGCAGGCATTTGGAATGTTTGGGATGGCGATGAGCATTTGCGCCGTTCAATTGAACAAATTAAACCACATTTTGACGTTGTTATTGTTATTTACCAGAACGTGAGCAATTCTGGCGAGTTATATGAGCCGACTTTGCCACATGATTTGATTGATTTATCCGAGTTTTATATCCCTGCTATTAACCAGAGTGGCCAGTGGAACGAAACCATCAAAAGGAATAGAGGGTTGGAACTTGCAAAGAGCGTTGGTTGCACACATTTTATTCAAATGGACTGCGATGAAATGTATTTTAGCGAGGATTTTGCTCTGGCAAAAGAGCAAGTTTACATCAAACAACTGGATGCAAGCTATTGCAGGCTAAAAACTTATTATAAATATCCAACAAAACAACTATCGCCAGACGAGGACTATTTCGTTCCTTTTATTCATAAGATTTACCCAGAAACAAAGATGTGTTTTGATAAAAAATATCCTGCGTTTGCTGACCCAACAAGGCGGACGAATACATATTCTAAGCATGAGCCAATTGAGTGGCTTAGGATGCACCATTATTCGTTTGTGCGCAAAAATATTGAACGCAAGCTGAGAAATTCGTCATCGTCAAGCGCATTTGATGGGCAATATGAAATCTGGAATCGTTTTGATGACACTGGCAAAATGATACATTTTAAAAATTATAAGACAATTGATGTCCCAAACCATTTCGATTTGTAAAAATATTGCAAATAGATATTTAAAAATAAAAGTAAATTTGTAAAAATGGAACTAACTCAAATATCAGACAATTATTTCATGTTTACGGCTAAAGCGCCTGCGGATTTATCTGTTTTTAATCAAACGGATGACACTGCAAACAAAATTGTGCGCTATGGCAAGGACAATAATTTTCCTCAAGAACTAATTAAGGCGGTGCAGTCGTCTCCAATTGCAAACGCATGCGTTGAAACACATGCAAAATTTTTGTATGGGGATGGTTTATATTTTGAAACTCCGACTGGAGAGGAAACAGATTTCTCGAGAAAATTAAGCGAGGTTTTTAACGAGTCAATGTTCCAACGCATTTGCTATGACATGGCATATTTTGAAAGTTTGGGATTGATCATGAAATGGGATTTGAATGGCTATTTAAAGAGTGTTAAATCGCAGGATTTTTCGACCATTCGTTTAGGTATTCCAAACAAAGATTTCGAAATAACATTTGCAAAGTTGTCAAGTAACTGGCAACAAGAAACAAAAGACAGAAGATACAAATCCGTTCCGATTGACTTATATAATGACATCGAAACAAAAGCTAAAATTTCAAACTTTAATACCAATTCTTTATACGAAGATTTCAGCAAATGGAATGGAACGTTGAAATATATTCGCAGATATAAGCCTGGCCAAGTGTATTATTCACAACCGAAATATGCGTCTGCGTTAAAATGGATTTATGCCGATGGCCAAATTCAGAATTTTCATGCTAATAATATTGACAACTCTTTTGCACCTGCATTCATAGTTTATGTGCCATACAAATTAACTGGCGAGGACGAGAATGGTAAGGACATGAAAGAATCGTTGAGAGAATACATTGCAGACAGATTAACTGGCGCAGATAATGGAGGTAAATTTGCGATTTTGGATGGCTCATCAAAAGAGGGGTCAATCCAAATCATTCCATTTAGCCAGAGCACATCTCACGAAATGTACATCACACTTTCAAATTTAATTAGAGACCATATTGCAACGGCGTTTCAAGTGCCATCTATTTTAGCAGGGATTCAGGTTTCTGGAAAATTAGGAACTGCAAAAGAAATTGCAGACTCTTCAATTTATTATCAAAATGCAGTCATTAAACATGACCAAAATTTATTGATGTATGAAATGAATGCACTGGCAAAATTAATGGATGGTTACGATGGCACTATTATAAAGGTGAGCAATTCAATTCCTTTGGCATTTGTTGCGGAAACATTTGCAGGCAGCTTTACAGAAGAGGAAATCAGAGAGGCATTTGGTTACGGCGCTAAAGAAGTTAAATTGAATAGTGCGGCAAATAATATCATTGATAATATTAACGCATTGTCTCCATTGGTTGCAAATAAAGTTTTGGAATCAATGTCTGAGGCAGAGATTAGAAGTCTGGCGGGATTGATTGGTGCAAAGCCAACATCTGAGCCAATTGTTACACCAATTAATCCAGTAAAATAATGGCTTGTTGCAGTTGTCAATTCATAACACAAACAGATTTTTATGGCATCGTTCCGCTTTCAAGAAACGTTGAAAGTCAGGACATTGATATTGCTATTAAGAACACTCAAATAACATATATCAATCAATTGCTTTGTCAAGACTTATTTGATGAGTTATGCGAGCAAATTGAGGCAAACGATTTAACTCCTGCAAATGAGGAATTAATGTGCTATTTGAAAAAAGTTCACGTTTGCTATGCGTTTGGAGACTTAATGTTTTTTCATCCAGTGCAAGTAACAAAAGAAAGTGTTGTCAGAAAGGTAACGGATGAGTCAGAGTTTATTGATTTTGACACTAACGAAAAACAAGCTAATTATTGGAGACAGATAGGGAAAAACTACGCCAGAGAAATGTTCGAATGGTTAAAGTTAAACGAAAATTTGAATCCGCTATATGACCAAGCATCGTGCAATAATTGCGATGAGACTAAAAATTTAGAAAACTGGGGGATTTGTTAATGTTTGATTGCAACGATATAATCGACACAGAATGGTAGTTATTGAGGCTAATATTGATAGCAAGGTTGTTTTATTCATAGAAGAGACTGAGGTCGTTTATGATTATTATTTATTTATTTTTACCAGAGGATGTCAGGGTTTTAGCAATATTTATACATCTGTTGAGTGCGATTTTTTCACGTTTCTTTTAAACGAAAACATACCAGAGGGAACTTGGACAATGGAGGTTTATGGTCAAAATGATTATTCAAACTTAAATCCAAACAATGCAGATTTTCTTTATGAAGATATTTGCAGAGTAACTGGCAATGGCAATGGGAATGCTTATATTATTACAGAAAATGACAGAAGATACAAAGCCGTTCCGATTGATTTATATAATGACATCGAAACAAAAGCTAAAATTTCAAATTTCAGTGAGCAATCTTTATACGAAGATTTTAGCAAATGGAATGGGACTTTGAAATATATTCGCAGATATAAGCCTGGCCAAGTGTATTATTCACAACCGAAATATGCG